TATTAAAATATTTATTAATAATGCGATTACAATTGTTATACCAGCATACACAGCACATTTAATCATAGATTTATTTTTAAAATATGGTATTAATGATAATATTATTTTTAAATTATAATCTTTTGTTAATGAATTTCTTGTTAATAAATTTAATGCTATATCAGATAATGCTGAAACAATAAAAACTATTATAATAAACAACATTGCTTTCATAATTATATATTATATATATTATATATATATATAATATTAATTTCATATTTAATCATTTAAAAACTAATAATATTATTTATTAATGAATATTCATGTATACGTTGTAAATTATAAAAATGATGAAAGAAAAATTAGAATGACAGAAAGATTTAATACTGTAGGCATTAATCCAATATTTATTAAAGAAGTCCACGCAAATGATAACAGACTTAATTATAATATTGATATTAATTTAAAGCGTGTTTGGTCAATTATGTTACAACACTTAGATTGTATGAAAGATTTTTTTGAGAACACAGATAAAACACATTGTATTGTTTGTGAAGATGATATTTATATTTCTAAAAATATATCTAATGATATTGAAAGTATTATTAAAAATTTTGATGAATTAGAATTAGATGTTTTAATGTTAGGTTATTTATTAAATCATAAAATTGACAACAATAATTATCACCATAATCATTACTTTCCTGTATTAAATAATGCTACTATTAATAATGAATATATGTATCATTTATATCCTGATGATATTTGGGGTACACAAATGTATTTAATTTCTAGAAATTATGCTGAATTTTTATTAAATAAATTCACTCCTCAGTTTGCCTTTGAAAATATTAATACTCTTAATTATAACCCCGATTGGATTATTACAAAAAATGGTAAAAGAGCATTAATAAATCCAATGATTGCGGTTGAAGAAGGAGTTAATCTTAGTGATAATGAAGGACAAATATATTTTCATAAAAGTTGTTGCGAATGTAATTATGATACCAATGTATATATTTAAATTAACTTTGTTAAATATTTAAATTAACTTTATTAAATATTTAAATTAACTTTATTAAATATTTAAATACTTAATTTCCCATTCCAGCAGCAAATTGAACAGCATTGCCAGATGTTCCTACACCAGCACCATCATAATCAGTTGGGCTTAGAGCAAAGTTTACGGAACCTCCTCTTTTTTTTCCATGACGGCGAGACTTATGATGGCGGCCTTTATCAGACCTGTTATGTTTTCGCATAGATTTACCATTTAACTTGACAGCTCCAAATTTACCTTTTTGTGTACCATAACCCGCCTTAACTAAACGGTTCTCTCTTTTAGCACTGGTATGTTTAGCTCTAGAAACAATACGACCATTTTTATTTTGCATAATATTATTCTTTGTAAGACCTCCAGAAGTTTTAAATGCTGTACCGTGCCAAACTTGAGCACGAGTGCCAATTAACATATCAAAACTTTTACCACTTACAATATATTTTCCGTGTGCGCTTTTTGTAAATCGAGTCATTATAAATTCATTAGAGAAAATATATTTTTTTGCTAAATAAAATATAAAACGCATTTTAATGTAAATTTAAAATCGATTTCTTATAGGAGCTCCACTACCTCCAGGTTGTCCTTCAACACGACCTAAATAATTAAATACTACAGGTTCTCCTAAATAGTAATTACCAAATTGGGTACTACCACCAACAGAACTGTTAATAACTTGTGATATTCTTTGTGAATTTGATATATTACTTGTTATTGAGTTTGATGTATTTTTTTTATATTCTTCTGTATTACATTGACAAATTTTACTATTATCTCTAGATAATGATAAATAATTTATTATTTTTCTAGCTTGAGAATTTTTACCTGGTGTAAAATATTTATATGGCATAATAAAAGTAAAGTTTTTTATTTTATATTTTATATTTTTATATTTTATATTTTTTATTTTTTATTTTTTATTTTTTATTTTAAATAAAAATTGAAATAATTTAAACACATCAGTTTAAATTATAGTAATACAAATATGAGCACCGCAAGTGATTTAGAATTATCAAACAAATACCAACAGAAGACCGATAAAGGTCATATTCTAGATAACCCAGATACATATGTTGGGTCTATTGAAGAAGTTGATGAAAATTTATGGATTCTTAGCGAAGATGGGACTAAGATTATTCAAAAAAATATAAAATATATTCCTGGATTATTCAAATTGTTTGATGAAGGAATTGTAAATTGTCGAGACCACGTTATACGTATGTTACAAGCAGTTACAAATAAAGTAGAAAATGCGATTCCTGTTACTAATATTGACATATCTATTCAAGAAGACGGCACTATTATAATGATAAATGATGGAAATGGAATTGATGTTGCCGAGCATCCTGAGTATAAAATTTGGATACCTGAATTAATTTTTGGACATCTAAGAACATCTACTAATTATGACAAATCAGAAAAAAAAATTGTCGGTGGAAAAAATGGGTTTGGATTTAAATTAGTTCTTATTTGGTCTACACAAGGTTCAGTTGAAACAGTTGACCATGTAAGAGGTCTTAAATACAGACAAGAGTTTAATAATAACTTAGATGAAATTTGTAAACCATCAATTACAAAATGTAAGCTTAAACCATACACTAAAATTACATTTAAACCAGATTATGCTCGCTTAGGAATCAGCGGATTAACACCTGATATGATTTCATTGCTTAAAAAACGTGTTTATGATGTGGCGGCTGTAACAGATAAAAGTTTAAAAGTAAAATATAATTCTAGTTTAGTTCCTATTAAAAATTTTCAACAGTATATTGATTTGTATATTGGTGATAAAACTGAAGCGCCAAGAGTTTATGAAGATACCGGTCCCGAAGGGAGATGGGAATATGCGGTAGCATTATCACCAAACAGTGAATTTATTCAAGTATCATTTGTTAACGGAATTCATACGTCAAAAGGTGGTAAACACGTAGAATACATATTAAATCAAATCACTAGAAAATTAGTTGAGTTTATTGAGAAAAAGAAAAAGGTAAAAGTTAATCCTAATAGTATTAAAGAACAACTTATTTTATTCTTAAGATGTGATGTTGAAAATCCTGCGTTTGATAGTCAAACAAAAGATTACATGAATACTCCTTCTTCTAAATTTGGTTCTAAATGCGATGTAACTGATAAATTTATTGAAAAAGTTGCAAAAATGGGAGTAATGGATGCCGCATGTGCTTTGACTGAAGTAAAAGAAAATAAGGCCGCAAAGAAAAATGATGGGGCAAAAACTAAAAGTATTAGGGGTATTCCTAAGTTAACTGATGCTAATTGGGCTGGAACTGATAAATCAAAGGATTGTATTATTATCTTTTGTGAAGGAGATTCAGCTAAAGCTGGTATTATTTCTGGATTATCTTCCGAAGACCGCAATACTATTGGTGTATATCCATTGAAAGGAAAGTTACTGAATGTTCGTGGTGAACCAGCTAAAAAAATTTCAGAAAATAAAGAAATTGCGGAAATTAAAAAAATTCTAGGATTAGAAATTGGTAAAAAATATTTGACAATGGACCAAGTTGAAAGTTCTTTGAGATACAGCAAAGTATTGTTTATGACTGACCAAGATTTAGATGGTAGTCATATTAAAGGACTAGGAATTAACTTATTTCAATCTGAATGGCCATCTCTTGCTGAAATTCCAGGATTTATTGGATTTATGAATACTCCTATTTTAAAAGCAAACAAATCAAACCAAACATTAATGTTTTACAATGATGGAGAATATGAAGAATGGAAATCAGAAAATGATACTAAAGGTTGGAAGATAAAATATTACAAGGGACTTGGAACTAGCACAGGTAAGGAATTTCGTGAGTATTTTGAACAAAAAAAGATTGTTGGTTTTGAACACAATGGAAAAGCAAGTGATGATGCGATTGATATGGTTTTCAATAAAAAAAGAGCTGATGATAGAAAGGAATGGCTAGAAGATTATGATAGAGAGTCTTATATTGATACAAATAAACTAACTGTTTCATATGAAGATTTTATTAGTAAAGAATTAATTCATTTTTCAAAATATGATTGTGATAGAAGTATTCCTAACTTGATGGACGGACTCAAGACTAGTTTGAGAAAAATATTGTTTGCTGCTTTTAAAAAGAATTTAACTACGGAAATTAAGGTAGCACAATTTAGTGGTTATGTTTCAGAGCATTCTTGTTATCATCATGGCGAAGCTAGTTTAAATGGTGCAATTGTTGGAATGGCACAAAATTTTGTTGGGTCTAATAATATTAATTTGCTTGTTCCATCTGGACAATTTGGAACTAGATTACAAGGTGGTAATGATAGTGCTTCTGAAAGATATATATTTACACTATTAAACAAATTAACTCGTAGTATATTTCCATCTATGGATGATAATATTTTGAAATATTTGAATGATGACGGAACATCTGTTGAGCCAATATTTTATGCTCCAATTATTCCAATGATTCTTATTAATGGTTCAAAAGGAATTGGAACTGGTTTTAGCACTGATATTATGAGCTATGACCCACTACAAGTTATTGGTTATCTTAAATCAAAATTGAGTAGTGAAGTTTATAATTTAGATTTTGTGCCATATTATGAAGGATTCCAAGGAACAATTGAAAAAATTAGTGATTTTAAATTCTTGATAAAAGGCAGATATGAAAAAGTTGCTCCAGATAAAATTAGGGTTACCGAATTACCAGTTGGTTATTGGACAGAGAATTTTAAAGAACATTTAGAAAGTCTTATTGAACCTGGACAAGATAAAGAAGGAAAAAAAATTATCGCAATAGTAAAAGATTATGATGACATGAGTAAAGACACTAATGTTGATTTTACAATTACACTTCAAAAAGGAAAAATTGAAGAATTAGAAGCAACAAGTGCTGACCATAATTGTAACGGAATAGAAAAATTATTTAAATTGTATACAACAAATACTAACACAAATATGCACCTATTTGACGCAAATGATAAACTAAAGAAATATGAAAAAGTGCAAGAAATTATTGATGATTATTTTGAAACCAGGCTACAAATGTATCAAACTAGAAAAGATTATATGGTTAATGCTTTGGAAAAAGAATTGGTTTTATTATCAAATAAAGCAAAATATATTAGAGAAAACTTGGATGGAACAATTGATTTAAGAAAAAAGAAAAGAGAACAAGTTGTTCAAATGTTAGAAGCAAAGGGATACAACCTTATTGAAGATGATACAGAGTATAAATATTTAACTAAAATGCCAATGGATTCAGTTACTGATGAAAATGTCGACAAAATATTTAGAGAGCAAGGTGCTAAAACAATTGAATTAGAAACTATAAAATCTACAACTATCAATCAAATGTGGTCTTCTGAATTAGACAGTTTGAGAGAAGAATATATTGTTTATAAAGAAGAACGTCAAAGACTTATGAGCGGAGAAGCTAAAAAAAAGAAAATAGTTTCAAAAGGAGTTGTATCTAAAAAATCTGTTAAAAAAGTTATTGTTGAAGAAGAAAATGTTTAAATATATTAAAATTATTAAAATAAATAAAATTATTAAAATAAATAAAATTTAAATATTTTTTACAATAGTTTATTATACCAAATATTTTTATTTATATTTTGTATAATGTTAACTTGTGTATCTTGTTATTTTGCGGTTAAAAATAAACACGATAATAAGTATTTAAAATGGTTTGAGAACACTTTATCTATTAATTGCCCCTATGTATTTTTTACAAATAGCAAATCTATAGATATAATTAAAAAATATAGAAAAGACTTACCAACATATTATATTGAATGCGAGATAGAAGATTTTTTTACATATAAATATAGAAATCAAATGATAACACATGAAATACATTGCCCTAGTATTGAATTGAATTTAATTTGGAATGAAAAAATATTTATGATTCAAAAAGCATATGAAATTAACCCATTTAATAGCGAATGGTTTCAATGGATTGATGCTGGAATATGTAGTTACAGAGATAACCCACCACCAAATATACCATTTCCAAATATTAATAAATTATCTCTTTTACCTAAGGATAAATTTATTTATTCTTCTTCTAATGAATATATTGAAAATTTGGTAACAAAAACAAATTATTATCACCACATTTCAGGAACTTATTTAATTCATAAATCATTAATTAATACATTTGTAAATATTTATCAATTATATTTAGAAAATTTAGTTGATAAAGATAATATATGGACTGACCAATTATTGCTTACACATATTCATAAAGATAATTCTAATTTATTTTTTAAACTTTGTGATGGTTATGGAGAGATTGTTAAATATTTATTTACCTAAAACCATGGTTTAAGAACTAATTCTCTGTCACTATTGTCTGCCATAACTGGATGAGCAATTGGCACTACTAATGTGCTTGCGTCATCAATGTATTTCATATAACCTTGTGCCTCACTATACACTTGTTGAATACAAAAATTCAAAACCATTTTATTTAATTCTTCTATTTGTTTTGGTATATTAGTTGGTTGATTAGAAGCATTTTGTAAAAATACGCTTCTCATTACAATTTTTAAAGAATCACAATCTTGAGGACCTATTATGTATTGACCATTTGATTTGTGATACACACCTGCTCTTATTCCATTTTGTAGTATCTGAATATTCTCTAGAGAGAAATAAGTATTAGATAAACTTGTTTCATCCCAAAGACCTTCAGTTGGATTCCTAAATGTAGTACATTGATGTGCTGGAATTTTATCATACATTTCAAATAAAGTTGAAGTATTTGGTGTTTTAATATCTACTCTTCCATTTGATACTCTTCCGTTTGAAATATTATTCATTTATATTACTTAAATAGAAAAATTATATATATTTATTTTATATATAAATGGAAGGATTTCAAAAAATTGTTTTGATTATTGCTATAATTGTTTTAATTATAACTTTAGTTGTAATGGGACTTGTTTTAAGCTCAGGTAGTGGGGAAACTTGGCCACCATCAGTGCCCGTCTGTCCTGATTGGTGGATAGCTGATGGTTCAGGAAATAATACTACTTGTATTAATGTTAAAGATTTAGGAGTTTGTCCAGCTCAATCTGGAAAAAAGCATCAAAATATGAATTTTAATAGTTCTATGTTTACTGGTGATAATGGAACTTGTGCAAAATACACATGGGCTAATAAATGTAAAGTTACCTGGGATGGTATCACATATGGTGTAGAAAATCCTTGCTCTACTACTACAGAAGATGAAGATGAATAATAATTTTTATATTTATTATATAACACTATAAATATAAAATACATAATATATTTATAATGACACAAAATCATTCAAAAAATATTTTTTATTATATTAACAAATTACCTATTGATTTAGTTAATGAAATAAAAAAATATATTCCAAATAAAAATTTAATTTTTACAAATAATAAAAATTATATATTAAATCATTATTTAATAAGAAATTTAATACCAAAAATGAAGCTTGAACATTATATTAGAAATATTGTCTATCGTGATTTTGATTATGTTTTTAGTCAAATTATTCAAGAAAATTATTTAAAATGGATTGACATTAAACAATATTTGTATAAAAATGTTATTTATAAGAATTATATTTATTTTATTAAAAATTTTTGTATTGAAAATAATTCAGAAAAATGTAGAATTATGCTTAATAATTTTCTTGATAAACTTGGTTTATGTAAAAATCAACATAAAAAGAATATTAATAAACATATAATATGGAAGACTTAAATTTTAATAAAATCTTAAACAGAGAAGAAAAAGCATCTAGTATTAAAGAAATTTTAACTAATTTTGAACTTAATAAAAATAATCTCCTTTTTAAAAAAGGTATTTATGTTTATGGTGACCCTGGCTCTGGAAAAACAACATTTGTTACTAATATATTGAAAGAAATGGATTATGATATTATTAAATATGATGCTGGCGACATAAGAAATAAATCTATTATTGAAAATATTACTAAGCATAATATGTCTGACAAAAATATTATGAGTTTATTTAATAATAAAATCAAAAGAATCGCAATTATTATGGATGAAATTGATGGAATGAATAATGGAGATAAGGGAGGAATAAATTCACTTATTAAACTTATCCGCCCAAAAAAAACAAAAAAACAAAAATTAGAAGAGGTCTCAATGAATCCTATTATTTGTATTGGCAATTATCACATTGATAAAAAAATCAAAGAACTTATGAAAGTTTGTAATGTTATTGAGCTTAAAACACCAAATACAATTCAAATATCTGGCATAATAAAAACATTAATTCCTACAATTGAGGACAACATTAAAACTAAAATTGTTAATTATGTTCAAGGAGATATTAGAAAATTGAACAATATTTATAATATTTATAATAATAAAAATGACATTTTTAAAAGTGATATTATTGAAACTATTTTTCAATTAAAATCATACAATGATGATACTAAGAAAATTACTAATAAACTTATTAATAATAATTACAGCATTGATGAACATATTACAATTATGAATGAAACTGATAGAACAATTGTAGGTTTATTATGGCATGAAAATATTATTGATGTTCTTGGTAAAACAGATAAAAGTATTTCAATTCCATTTTATATTAAACAATTAGATAATATGTGTTTTTCTGATTACATTGATAGAATTACATTTCAAAAACAAATTTGGCAATTTAATGAGATGAGTTCATTAATTAAAACATTTAAGAATAACAAATTATATCATGAAACTTTTAAAAAGAAGCAAAAATATAATCCTACTGAAGTTAGGTTTACCAAAGTTTTAACTAAATATTCTACTGAGTATAATAATTCTTTATTTATTCAAAATCTTTGTCAGCAGCTTGGAATGGATAAAAAAGATTTATTTAGTTTTTTTCTTGAGTTGAAAAATAAATATGATGATACACAACTTTTACTATTATTTGAAAATTATGAAATAACTAAATTAGATATTAATAGAATATACCGATATTTAGACAAATATACCAAAGAAAATGCTGCGGATGAAAACGAGGTTGAAATTGATGATGATAGTAGTATATGTGATTAAATAATAATTTTATTTATATTTTTATTAAATATCATAATATATATTATGAAATATCTCTTTATTGATATACGTAAAAGTGATGAAGTTTATTCTAAATATTTTGACCAATCACAAGAATATAGTTTTTATAACATTCCCATGAATATGATAAGATTTAATGCGGAGACAATTATTAATCATTTAAAATATTTTGATGAAATATATATTGTATGTCAAACAGCAAGAAGGTCTCAATTTATTAAAAATAAATATTTTAATAATCATAAACGAATTAAAGTGAGTAAGAATCTTCAGTTTTCTAATTTAAAATATGGTTTAAATAATATTTCTTTAAATGAAAATGTTGATATGAGAATAAATGTTGTTGGAAGTAATTCATTTAATTTTTATAGTGTTATGAGAATTATTCAGACAATAATGGGAATAATAATGCTATCAGTAGGAATATACATTTATACACAATTAAGTAGAGAAAAATTATTAAAGAAAATTAATATTTTACCATTAATTATTTTAGTGTCATTTGGTATTATGGCTCTTTATAATGGATTAACTTCAACTTGCTCAGTATCTATCTTATTTGAAGACTATTTGAATTAAGTCAGAAAAGCATAGTAAATATGAAAGGTTGTAAAATAAGTAAATAATATTATTTTATTTACTTATTTGATTTACTTATTTGATTTTTATAGTCTAGATTTCTTGCTTAACTGACTTAAAACATCTAGTCTACATTGTCTTTTAACTGCCCATTTTCTTTTAGTAACATTATTCAACAAAATTTCTTGATGTCTTTCACAATGTTCTGGACTATCATAAAATAATGTAAGAGGTCCTGACGATAACTCACCTGTGGCTATAATAAACTTAAAAAATAAATCTTCATCCACTGAACCAACCTTATATTTATAATACTCTCCTGTTTCAGCATTTCTAATTGGAGATTCATGACAACCTGAAGCATAAACTCCTAATTCTACTTTTTTATTTTTGTTATTAACTAAAACATTTATCATGATTTTATGGTATCCTCTGTTTAAGTTTTGAACCTTTTTTAGTGCGGTTTGTTGATTAAAATTGGTTGGCTCCAACAAATTAATTGTATCATCGTATTCCATTTTATTAATATTATGTTTATCTCTTTAAATAATTTAAATAAACTTATTTATTTTTAGACTTTTAGACTTTTAGACTTTTAGACTTTTAGACTTTTAGACTTTTCTATTTGTTCTTTTATTATCTGTCGTATTTTATCTTCAAGATATTTTACTTTATCCTTTAAAAAATTATTTTCCATTGTTATTTCTTGTATAACTACTGACATTTGATTTATAATATTTTGATTTCCATTTTCTCCATACATTTGATTAACTTTATTTATTGTATCTTGATATTCTAATTGTTTTCTTTGATGTTCTATCATCATTTCTTCTCTTTGTTGTTTTATATCATCTAATTGTTTTAAAACATCTGGTTTATTTTCTGCTCTTCCTGGTTCATACACTTTTAATAAATTATCAATATCATGCATAAAGAATTTTTTTAAATCTTCCTCTTTTACAAAATCTTCTACTTTTTTCTCTGAAATCGACATAAATTGATTTGGGTTTTCTAATAATTCTTTTTTA